CTCATCTTACGATCTATCTCCAACAGAACCGCAGGAACTATGTCAGCAGTTGCAAATGACTGTACTGGGTAGTTTTTAATTGCAGTGAAGTTTGTAACAGTGTTATTTCTTCTACGCTTCACATCCGGAAAAGAAAACTGCCTACCACTTGGTGTAGTGATGTAAGTGTGAGTAAGAACCTCCTTGGCTAATTCTCTGTGCCACCGGGCGATTCCTTTGTACTTCTCTGTGAAGTGTTCGTAGTATCTAGCTTCGGCTGGTGTTCTTCCGTAGCCTGTTGCTCCGTAAAGCGGCGCGAATGTATGTGCTTTCGCTTCCTGCCTGCTAGTTGCCTGACCCGCTTCCGAAATGACTTTTGCGGTGTACGAATGGACATCAAATCCCTCCTTAACTTCTTTCATTGCTACCTCATCCTGAGATAAGAATGCGGCAACACGGAACTCTAGCTGCGCAAAGTCAGCCTCCATGATCTTACCTCCTGAAAATCGGGAGATGAAAACACGTTTTACAGGAAATGTACCTCCACGTGGCATGTTCTGCATATTAGGGTCACGTCCTGAGAATCGTCCAGTGGCTGTCATATGCTGTGTAAGACGAACATGAAGCTTGCCATCTGGTTTAAGGTAAGCCCTGATGCCATCCACGAAACTATTAAGGTAAGTATCAACAGCACTGAGTCTACGAATTTTGGAAAGGAAATCGGCTGCCTCATCCATGCCTTTCGATTTTGCGACACGTTCTAAATACTCTAAGTTTTCCTTGCTTGTACGGAACCCATTGGCACTTTGCCATTTAGGTGACGGTGGATTGAATTTAAGACCTGCTAACTTTGGTAATTCCTTTAAAATGTAACCCAGACCGTTACATGTAGCACATTTACTAGCCTTCTTGAAATCTGATCCATCCTTCTTCTTTTTGAAGTATGTCCCATTACCGCTACAGTCTGTGCATTTTTCAGCCTTAGTTCTGCGTACTGGTGTGGAAGATTGATTGATAAACTTCTTAAATTTATCTGCCGACATATATGGATCTGCCCCCATAGCCCACTGCGTCTTGTCCGTCGGTTTACGGGAATAGATTACCCACGACAGTTGCTCAGGTGAGTTGAGATTGATTGGAGTATCACCCATAAGTGATAAAACAGATGCATTTAAATCACGTATAAGTAATTTTTTCTCTTCCTCAAACTCTGCACGGACACTTTCCAACGCCTGTGTGTCAACGGAAAATCCGTTGCGGTATATACGAGCAAGAAGAGATGCAGTTTCATTAGTCAAAAAGACTACGTCAGTAAGTACCCTATTACTATCATCTCTCAAGTCTAAATCCTGTTCCCAAAAAAGTGACATGGTAGTTCGCAAATCACCATACAAATACTCTTTCAGTTCTTCATACGGGATCTGATCAACAGTGTAACCATTCTTCATGTACTCTTTAAGTGTGTCTTGTTTCTTGAAATCTAAGTCTCTGCGTTCAGCAACTGCTTCCAAAGACAAAGGTTGTTTCTGCGCTCGTTGCATTACATATTCAACAAGCATCGTGTCCCACACCATACCATCGTACTTAAATCCTGTGGCCCACAGCCATTGTAGATCGTGACCAATGTTGTGTCCGATTAACAAAGTACACCGATCAAGTAACTCTTGTATCTCCGCGCAATCTTTCTGTCTGTACTCGTACTTACAATCATACTCTGTGTGATCAAAAGTGTAGTGCTTTGGCTCTCCATGTTCTGGGTACACACCGATCATTACCAAACTGTTCGTAGGCGTAAATGGATCTAAATGTAACTTTCCATCACTCTTGGTAACTGTGTTCTCTACGTCAAGAACTAGTCTCATCTTGTCTGCGCTCCTCGTGTTCTTTTAAATATGTTTCTGCAGTATTAAGAAGACTTATGTCATCCCTAAATGCACCCAAGCCAACATTGCAATTATAGCAAATATGTCCTCGGAACTCTCCGGTTTCATGATCGTGATCTAGCACCCACTGACTCAGCATCGGTGTTTTTGATCCCGCCCCTACCTCTTCTATTGTTCTGTCACAAATAGGGCAACGATGATACTTATCAGGGTACGGATGCAACTTCTTTAATTCATCCCTAATTTTCTTCGCATGATACATGCATGTTTTGCAAGTTCTCTTAACTTCTCCGCCAACAGCACGTGGGAAGTCGTCCACGTGTTTGTACCTGGAACATTTGATACACTGTAATCCATCCTCGCCGGTGTAATCACTAAGGTCTGGTTTTTCAAACAACTCAAACTGATCATCTGACAAACCTAAACCCCATACCTTCCTAGTGATACATCTAAATTTACGGATACGTATCCATGCCAACCTGTTAATTTATTTTTCACTGAATTGATATGTCGTTGTGGGTCATCAATTTCATCTTCCCCTCCGGAGTTATCAGAAACAGGATTCCTACTGATCAAAAGCATAAGATCAGCTTCAGACGCTTTGCCGGTCTTGCTGCCCTCCATCATGGATTGATCCAGTTGGATGCGCCCTTCAGCATCAGCCGATAACTGCGACATGTAAAAAACTACACAGTTATATTCCTTTGCGATCATACGTGCGTGAATAGCACATGCTTTAAGTGCTTCGTGCTGGCTTGTGAAACCGCCGTGAGTAAACTTATCACCCATGTCCAAGACAATAACGTCTGGCTTGTAGGTTTTACAAACTGACTCCACCCACATCATATCCCTGCCGGTGACATCCTTGATGGAGATGTTTTCAGTAATCCTTCTCCACCGTTGTTGAGCCTGCTTAGGGTTTTGCTTTATCTGCTTCAAATTCATACCGGAGGCAACAGTCAGGTAACGCGCACCGACACGGTGTGTACTCTCTTCGTTACATAAGATAATGCACTTCGCTCCTTGTTCAGCGAACCCGCCTGGACCTGCGATCAAGCTTGCGTGAAAAGAAGTCTTGCCGGTGTTAGGACGTGCGCCAACGATAACTAAGTGACCCGCATTTACACCTTCAACCTTACGTGCCAATGGTGGGATGTTAAATCTCCAACGCGCCTCAAGGTCATTCTTCTCCAACAAGTGTTCAATGGATAAGTCATCCCAATCAACAGTGACGTTAGGCGTGAAGTCATCGTTGTGCTTTTCAAGCATGTGTCGGAGAGGTTCAAGAGAAGTCTGCATCCCATTGAGGTACTGACCACCCAGTTGTGTAATCTGACCACCAAGATACTTCTGAAACATCTTAGACAAGCACTCTTGTGCAATGTCATGACTGATTGTATCGGTACGCTTCATCTTGTCGAATATACCCGTGAAATGCTGCCTTTCAGCACTCGTCATTGATGGATCTGCAGATAAGAATATGACTTGCAATTCTTCTACTGATAAGTCACGACGATACTTTTGCATCGCTTCATCAATCATCGTCTTGATCTTGCCATTGTCCTTAGAAAATATCTTGTGAGGACAATTCACACCACGATAACTGTCGTAAAATTCTTTATTCAGTAGCGTTTTTAGAATCGCTAGTTCCATTCTTGTCTCCAAATATCTTGTCCCAGTTATCCCGATACTTTTGTGTCGGTACCTTACTCACAATTTCTTTAGGCTTTTCACGACTGCTCATCCAGTCCTGATTGCGTTCATTCATTGCATCTTTCCAGTGCTTACTCATTGAGTCCCTCCTCATCACTCCTGTGGATCACTGCCAGGGTACACATACTCAGGCGCATTGTACTTCTTCATCGCCTCCTCTAAATCGTAGTAGTACACAGCGGCAGGTGTAGGCTTGCCCTGCTTAGGTGCAAGGTCATCGGCCATGGATTTCCACTTGGAGTACTCAAAGGTATCATCTGCCATGTCAGCTTCATTAGCCAAGAACAATGCCCACAAGTAAGCACACTCACCAGTTAGACCTATGCCATCTCCCTGCCATAGCAATGGCCTCTCAACGTAGGGTACTTTACTCATTTCTTTTTCTCCCCATAAAACTTTATCCAACAATCGGCACAAAGATATTGAGGTTCATCTCCTACCTTTGCATCTGCTTTCTTATTGCAGTGATCACACTTGATTGGTTGTGTCATGACACTTTCTTCCACGGCTTAGTGATCATCCAGTGTCCGAATGGCACAGAGCCTTGCCAGTCACGATCAAATGATGTCATCCCCTTCGGTGGTCTACGCCTATTTCCTTTCTTGAGAAGAGACTGACTCCTAGGGGCTAAGTTAAACTGCTTACGCAATTTACCTAGC